TATTCTATATGATAAAATATATGTCTTTGAGAATATTAAAGATCATTCTCAATTGATTTGTACATATAATGTAGAGTATGATGAGGAAAATTATCCTGAAGATATACCAAATACTATTTCACTTCATCGGAAGAAACAGAGCAACACACTATACACAATAAATGCACTCAATGAAGTTATTAGAGAGTTAAATAATAATGTGTTAGATAAGAGATTCCCTATTCCGTGGGAACAATATCAGAACTCTTTGTTGTTAACCAACGATGCTGGACTAAATAAAATACCAACAAAAATACATAAAATTATTAACACAAAAGATTAAAAAAAAATTGTATTTTGGCGAAAAGCTAGATACTTATTATTAAATGGTTACTATGGTAACTAACAAATGAATATTAAACAATAAGGAGAATAACAAATGGATATTAATTCTATTCGTAAGCGTCTTAATCAACTTCAAACAACAAACAATAGGACTTCAAACCTATGGAAACCACAACCAGGTAAACAGGTAATTCGTGTTTTGCCATATAAGCATAATAAGGATAATCCTTTTATTGAGTTGTTTTTTCACTTTGGTTTGAATAATAAAACCTACCTATCACCAATCACATATGGTCGTCCTGATCCAATCGAAGAGTTTGCTCAAAAACTTAAAACGAGTGGCAATCGTGAGGAATACCAAATGGCTCGTAAATTGGAAGCTAAAATGAGAACTTTTGCTCCAGTTATCGTTCGTGGTGAAGAGGCTCAAGGTGTTCGTTTTTGGGGTTTCGGTAAGACTGTCTATCAAGAACTACTTTCTGTAATTGCAGATCCAGACTATGGTGATATAACAGATGCTGTAAGCGGACGTGACATATCAGTAGAGTTTATTACTGCTGAAGAAAGTGGGGCTTCTTTTCCAAAAACTACAATTCGTGTTAAACCTAATCAAACTCCGATCTCAGAGGATAAGGCACAATTGGAAGGTTTGTTGGAAAATCAAAAAGACATTAATGAATTGTATCAGGAACTCTCATATGAAGAGCTCACAGATGTACTGAATCAATGGTTGAATCCTGAAGCGTCAGATGATGACACTAAGGATGAAACTGCTCCAGTAGCAGCCGTTGCTGCGGCAAATACTGTTGAAGATGCTAGTGCAGCATTTGATGATCTTTTCAATAAGTAAATAAAGTGTGGTGGGTAGTATCCTACAGAATTAAGCGATGAGAAGGCTGTGTTTGTACGCCTAACTACCCACTATTTAATTAGGAGATTTAAATGTCAGTTAAAGATGACTTGGCTGGAGTTCTCGCCGACTCCCTAAATAAAAAATTCAAAGATTATAAGGTTGCATATTTTTTAGATGGTGGCACACCAACACCAACGGATATAAAAGAATTTATCTCTACAGGTTCAACAATGTTAGACTTAGCAATTTCAAATCGCCCTAATGGTGGTATTGCAGTTGGTAGGATTACAGAGTTGAATGGTTTAGAAAGTAGTGGTAAATCTTTAGTAGGCGCTCACCTTCTTGCAGAAACTCAAAAGAAGGGTGGTGTAGCTGTTTACATAGATACTGAAACTGCCGTTAGTGAAGATTTTCTTCAAGTTATAGGAGTGGATATTGGCAAAATGTTATATCTGCACTTAGAAACAGTAGAAGATATTTTTGAGGCTATCGAAGAGATTGTAACCAAAGTTCGTGAATCAGATAAAGATAGGTTAGTAACTATATTGGTTGATTCATTGGCTGCTTCTACAACTAAGGTTGAATTGAATGCAGACTATGACAAAGATGGTTGGGCGACAAGTAAAGCTATTATCATTTCTAAAGCTATGAGGAAGATTACCCAGATGATTGGCAGGCAAAGAGTAGCTTTGGTATTCACCAATCAACTTAGACAAAAACTTGGTGTAATGTTCGGAGACCCTTGGACTACAAGTGGTGGAAAAGCATTACCATTTCACGCATCAACCCGTATCAGATTGAAGAATAAAGGTCAGATTAAAGATAGTAAAAAGAATACTATTGGTATGACTATTCTGGCTCAAGTAATTAAAAATCGCTTGGGTCCTCCATTACGAAAAGCTGAGTTTCCACTCTACTTTGAAAGTGGTGTAGATGATGAAGGTAGTTGGTTACAAGTTCTCAAAGATCACAACTTAGTTAAAGTCGGTGGTGCTTGGTATACTATGAAAGACCACAATGGTGAAGAGATAAAGTTTCAATCTAAAGATTGGTCTGAAAAATTAGAGGATGGAGAATTCAAATCTTACTGTTACCAACTTATCTGTGATAAAGTAATACTGAAATATAACAAGGCTGAAATCGGTATAGATGATGTAGAAGTTACAGAAGAGGTTTTGGGTGACTAATGCTAAGTATCTTTCGATACTTGAAGAAATAAAAAATAAAGGCGGTAAATTAGACTCAGGTGAACCCGATGATAAGGTATTGATTATAGATGGTCTGAATACATTCATAAGATGTTTTAGTGCTATACCAACTCTCAATGATGACGGCGCTCACGTTGGGGGAATAGTTGGTTTTCTAAGGTCAATCGGTTATGCGATACGAACAATTAGGCCTACTCGGACTGTCATAGTATTTGATGGTAAGGGTGGGTCTAACCGCCGTAGAAAATTATTTCCAGAGTACAAAGCTAATAGGAATATGTCGGAAAGACTTAATCGGTCTTATGATTTTAATACTAAGGAAGATGAACACCAATCTATGATTATGCAATTAACCAGAGTCATTGACTATTTGGATTATTTGCCAATCACTACAATAACGATTGAGAATATTGAAGCTGACGATACGATGGCTTATGTAACTAAGCAGATATTGAAAACATCTAAAATAGTGTTGATGTCAACCGACAAGGACTTTCTTCAGTTAGTTAATTCTAGAGTTTCAGTTTGGTCTCCCACTAAAAAGAAAATGTACGATCCACCAAAGGTATTAGAGGACTATGGAATACCATCTCATAATTTTGCTGTATACAGATCAATAGATGGAGACAAGTCTGATAACATAGATGGAGTTCGTGGGTGGGGATTGAAAACTATTCAAAAAAAGATTCCACTTTTACTGGAAGATAAGATACTTAATATAGACGATATAATTAATGAAGATGAAAAGCTCAAGGAGAGTGAAGAGTTATTGAAACGAAACTATATGTTGATGCAGTTGGAAGAAGTAGACATCAGCGCTTCAGCTAAAATGAAAATATTAGATAAGGTTCGTGAACCAATAAACAAACTTAATAAGTTACAATTCCAAAAGAGATTCATAGAAGATAGGTTATTTGCCACATTACCAAATATGGATAGTTGGTTAGTTCAATGTTTTGCCACTCTGAATCAGATGGCGGAGAAAACATATGGGAAGAAAGCGTAAATACAACTCAAAAGAAGAACGTAAAGCCGCTCAAAGAAAGTGGTCTATGGAATATTACCATAGAAATAGAGCAGTTCTTCAATCTAAAGCTCGTGCACGATATCGTAGAAAGAAACAAATGGAAATAAAAGAAAAACAAAGAAAAGAACTATATGGCGAATGAAAATTTTAATCAGTTTGGACCCACATTTCAAGCAAAGGTAATATCATCATTATTATCAGATAATAAATTCATACAAACAATTAGCGATATATTAGAACCCAAATATTTCGACTCGGATGCAAATAAATGGTTGACTCAAGAAATCAGTAAATACTTTATGGAGTTTAGAAAAGCTCCTACATTAGAAGTATTGAAAATTAAGATAACTCAAATGGATGATGAGATTCTCAAAGTATCTGTTGTGGAGAATCTTAAAGAGGCTTGGAGAAATATTGAAGCTACTGATTTAGAATTTGTGAAACAGGAGACATTGGGGTTTTGTAAAAATCAGGTACTTAAAGGTGCTATTGTAGAAGCAGTTGATTTATTGGAACAGAAGAAATATGATGATATAAAAGTTATAATAGATGCTGCTATGAAGGCTGGTAGTGAAAGAGACTTAGGCCATGACTATATTATATCATTGGAAGATAGACTTACAGATTCGGTAAGAGCAACTTTACCAACTCCATGGGATGCTGTGACTAATGTTATGGATGGCGGATTAGCAGGTGGTGAGTTAGGTGTATTAGTTGCTCCTGCTGGTATTGGTAAAACTTGGTGTTTACAATCTATTGGTGCCCATTTAGTTAAGTGTGGTAAAACAGTAGTTCATTATACATTGGAATTAAATGCTAATTATGTTGGGTTAAGATATGATACAGTATTTAGTGGAACACCTACTGCTAATGTAAAGTTCTATCAAGAGGATGTACAAAAGGTTATCGATACACTTACAGGTAAATTGATTATTAAGTATTATCCTACTCGGTCTGCTACTGTAAACACCTTAGCTGCTCATCTAAAACAGATGGAGATACAGGAAATCAAACCTGATGTGGTTATTGTAGACTATGCTGATATCTTAAAACCAACCACATTCTATAAGGAGAAGAGGCATGCAACTGGTGAGACTTATGAAAATCTTCGTGGTATGGCTGGTGAGTTTGATATTCCAATATGGACAGCTTCACAGGCAAACAGAAGTTCATTGGAAGAAGAAGTGATTGATGCCAGTAAAGTCTCAGAAGATTATAGTAAGGTGATGACTGCTGATTTTGTTATGTCGGTAAGTCGTAAGGTGGAAGATAAGATTGCGAATACGGGTAGGTTTCACGTAATCAAAAATAGATTTGGTATTGATGGAATTACATTTCCAGCAAACATAAATACTAATACAGGTTTAATACAAGTGCATGAAGCTTCAACTGTAGGTGGAAAATCAGCACAGGGAAAGATGGACAATTCGGAAGAATATTTACGGAAAACTTTATCTCAAAAATATAAAGATATGGAAGGTTTTGAGTAAAGAAGAATGAGTATATATTATATTTAATATTGTACTAAGGAGTTATTATGGAAAAGTTTACATTATCAGAAAATTTTATAAATAAGTACAGACGGAAAAAGCCACCGTTTGGTTTCAATGGATTAGGTGAATTAGTTTATATGAGAACCTATTCAAGAATAAAAGAGAATGGAAAAAATGAGAGATGGTGGGAAACCATCAGAAGAGTCGTAGAGGGAACATACTCTATGCAAAAAAATTGGATTGACTCACATCAACTTGGTTGGAATCCTTGGCAAGCACAAGCATCAGCTCAAGAAATGTATAACCGAATGTTTAATATGAAGTTTTTACCTCCAGGCCGTGGTTTATGGGCTATGGGAACAGCAATCACAGAAGAAAAGAAGTTATATGCAGCATTAAACAATTGTGCTTTTGTATCAACTAAAACACTAAAGGAAGATTATTCAAAACCATTTACATTTTTAATGGATGCTAGTATGTTGGGTGTAGGAGTTGGTTTCGATACAAAAGGTGCTGGTGAGGTTGTGGTTAAATTGCCTAATCCGAATAGAGGCATAGAAGAATATGTGATACCTGATACAAGAGAAGGTTGGGTTGAATCATTACGATTGTTATTAGAAAGTTATTTTCATGGGACAGCAGAAGTTCAATTCGACTACAACCAAATCAGACCAGCTGGCGCCGTAATCAAAGGCTTTGGTGGAGTTTCAAGTGGTCACGAACCACTAAAAGAAATTCATAAAGAAATAAGAAATGTATTAAATATAAATGTTGGAGAACCAATTACAGTAACTACAATTGTGGATATAATGAACCTTATTGGTAAATGTGTCGTAGCTGGTAATGTAAGACGAACAGCGGAGATTGTATTTGGTGATGCACACGACGAAGAATATTTAGATTTAAAAAATTATAAAGTTAACCCGCATAGGGATCAATATGGATGGACAAGTAATAATAGTATCTTTGCTGAACTTGGTATGGATTATACTGATGTATGTAAAAGAATTTCAGATAATGGTGAACCAGGATTTGCTTGGTTAGAAAATATGAGAAAATTCTCTCGTATGCAAAATGGCGGTGACAATAAAGACCATAGAGTTGCAGGTGGAAATCCTTGTTTAGAACAATCATTGGAGAGTTATGAGTTATGTTGTTTAGTAGAAACTTTTCCAGCTAATCACGATTCATTAGAGGATTATCAGAGAACATTAAAGTATGCTTATTTATATGCTAAGACAGTAACTCTCGGTAGAACTCATTGGCCTGAAACCAATCGTGTTATGTTGAGGAATAGGAGAATTGGTTGCTCAGTAAGTGGTGTTGCACAATTTATTACAAAAAATGGAATGGAAGAATTAAGAACTTGGTTAGAAGATGGGTATGACACAATACAAGAATGGGATAAAATGTATTCCGATTGGTTTGCTGTTCCAAAGTCAATTAAAACCACAAGTGTAAAACCAAGTGGTACAGTATCTTTATTAGTTGGTGCTACTCCAGGTATGCACTATCCAGAAAGTAGATTTTATATTCGTAGAATGAGGTTGTCAAAACACTCGGAATTAATTAAACCGTTAGAAAAAGCAGGTTACAAGTTAGAACCAGCATTTGGATCAGAAGATTCTACGATGGTTGTCGAGGTGCCCGTTGATGTCGGGGAGGGTATAAGAACTGCGGCTGAACTTTCGATTTGGGAACAATTCAGTTTAGCCGCTTTTCTTCAAAGACATTGGGCAGATAACCAAGTAAGTTGTACTGCGACATTCAATCCTGAAACAGAAGTAGAACAATTACCTCATGTGTTGAATTATTTTCAATATAGACTAAAGGGTATATCATTGTTACCAAGACATCCATTAGGAGCTTACAAACAAATGCCATATGAAGCTATAGATGAAAAGGAATATAATAAACAAGTTAATAAACTTGGTAGATTAAGCTTTGTGGGTATTGAGGGTGAAGAAGCAGAGGTTGATAAGTTTTGTAATAATGATGTCTGTGAAATAATACCAATATCAGATAATGAATAGAATTCACATGCAAGCGGACAGGCAGTTGACGCACCTGTAGAAAAATGCGTCTTAACTTCGTTAACGAACAAAGTAAGGAGAACGTTTATGAAACGTAATCTAATAGCATTGATTATGATGATGACAGGATTGTTTGCACAATCTATTGTTGGAGTTGTAACCGATGGTAATGAACCTTTGGTTGGAGCAAACATAGTAGTAGAGGGAACAGATCTAGGTACAGTATCAGATGATACTGGAGCATATACTGTAGATATAGATCCTGGTAACCATACTATTACTGCTTCATTCATTGGGTACTCATCTGTAACTCAAGAAGTTACGGTGGGTGAAAACAATGTAAATGCTGATTTCACACTTGTGATTGACGCACTTGCTATGTCAGCTCTTGAAGTCTTGGCTTCTCGTGCTGATGAAAAAACACCTGTTGCTTATACTACTGTTGATAAAGCTGAAATGGAAATGAGGCTCGGTTCTCAAGATCTTCCAATGGCGCTTAATACAACACCAAGTGTTTACGCAACTCAACAAGGTGGTGGCGCGGGTGATGCTCGTATAAATGTGAGAGGTTTTAACCAACGAAATGTTGCTGTAATGATAAACGGTGTTCCCCAGAATGATATGGAGAACGGATGGGTTTATTGGTCTAATTGGGATGGTGTCGCAGATGCTTCAAATTCCATTCAGATGCAAAGAGGTCTATCAGCCGTTAATCTTGCAACGCCTTCTATTGGTGGAACAATGAACATCATTACAGATCCTGCCTCCCACGAAAAGGGTGGTAAGGCAAAGCAAGAAATAGGTGAAGGTGGATTTGTCAAATCTACTTTAAACTATAACTCAGGTCTAATTAATGATAAACTAGCACTTAGTGGAACAATAGTTCGTAAGACTGGTGATGGTATCATTGATGGAACTTGGACAGATGCTTGGGCGTACTACTTCGGTGGTTCTTATGCTGTAAGCGATGACCAACGATTTGAGTTGTATGCAGTTGGTGCCCCACAACGACATGGACATAACCTATACAAACAGAACATAGCAACTTACTCACAAGAGTTGGCTGGTGACATCGATGGATATGATGTTGCTGCTTTCGCTGAAGGTGAGAAATTTGAACATGAAGCTGGTAGGTTGTTCAATCAGAATGTAGCTCCAGTTGATGCTTCATATACTGGTCAACAATACTATTATATGTATGGTGCTAAAACCGTGGATAGATATGGTTCAGACTTTCTTAATGAAAGAGAGAACTATTTCCATAAACCATTGGTTAATTTGAATCACTTCTTAACATTAAATGATAAAACTCGTGTGAGTTCTGTTGCTTACTGGTCTGGTGGTTCAGGTGGTGGTACTGGTACTTATGGTAGTGTGAAACGATTCCCTGCAGTTGAAGATAATGCTTGGTATGCGAGTTCACCTTGGACTTGGGATTGGAACGGTGAAATTGCTGAGAACTCAGCAAATGTCGATTCAGCTTGGTCTGATACTGAAAATCGTTCAACTGGCATTCTTCGTAATTCAATCAATAGACAGAACACTTATGGTTTGATTTCTAAATTGAACTATGATGTCAATGATGACTTGGAAGTACAAGTCGGTATTGATTGGAGAACTGCTGGTATAGAACACGCTCGTGAAGTTCGTGATCTACTTGGTGGTGATTACTATGTTGATTATGCTGATGCTAATGCTGCTGATGGTAAAGTTGTTAAGTTAGGTGATATTATCGCTTATCACAACGAAACCACAGTTGATTGGTTAGGTGGATTTGTACAGGCTAAATATGATGTAGCTAAATTCAACCTTTATGGTATGGGTGGGTTGTCCACTATTGGGTATACTTACCACGACCATTTTGCAGTTGATGCTGATGTAGTTGAAGCTGATGCTATCACAACTTTCCAAGTGAAAGGTGGTGGTGTATTCAATCTTGATGATAGAATGTCAGCATTCGCTAATGCTGGATATGTTCAAAAGCCACCCATCTTAGACAATGTGATTGCTTATGATGGTACAGTTGCTTCTAATCCAGATAATGAAAAGTTCACCAGTTTTGAGTTCGGTGGTAAATACAGAAGTGGTAATGTTGATCTTAAATTGAGTTCTTATAATACTCAATGGAAAGACAGAAACCTTACCAAATCTGTTGAAACTGGACAAGGAGACTCAGGTGACACAGACATCATTTATCTGAAGGGTGTAAACCAAAGTCATACTGGAGTTGAAGTTGAAGGTAAAGTTGCACTTCACGAAATGGTTGACTTGGACTTAGTGTTCAGTAAGGGTACTTGGAAGTTCGATGGTGATGCTACTGGTGATTATCAAGAGATGGAGTATAATGAGGAAGGTCAAGTCGTTGGACAAATGACTACTCAATATGAATATGCTCTTGATGGATTGATGGTTGGTGATATGCCACAAACTGCTTATGTTGGTGGTCTTACAGTTAAACCAATTGAAGGTCTTAGCATTCAAGGTCTATACAAAATGTATGATGACAATTATGCTGACTGGTCTCCAGATTCTCGTGAAGTAGATGGTGATGAGGATAGAGCTCAAGTATGGAAAGCTCCTGGCTATTCAAAACTTGACTTACATCTATCATACAAACTACCAGAGATTGCTGGTCTTGACTTGACTCTTAGTGGTCATGTCTTTAACGCTCTTGACGATGTTTATGTTCAAGACGCTGTTGATAACAGTAAGTACAATGGGTTCGGTGATAAACTTCACTTAGCTCATAACGCTGAAGTATTCTTGGGTACACCAAGATACTACAATGTAGGACTAACTGTTAATTTCTAAAATGGTAAAAATTGGGGGCTAGAAATAGCCCCCGTTTTACTAAAAAACCCTTGACTTATATAGGGTTTATGTTGTATATTCCAGTACGGAAAGAGGGGATTTTATAATCTAAATGTATCAAAATATTTACTTCGATATGAAAACACGAAAGGTTCATATCTGGGATGATGAGAAAGGATATTATGCTATCCCATATAAGAGATACGCTTATGTAAGGGATAGAAATGGTTCACACGTTTCTCTGTATGGTGATAAGCTGAGAAAAGTATTTAAGTTTGACGCTGAAACACCCAATCTTTTTGAATCTGATGTTCCACCTGAAACCAGGGTCTTAGTTGACCAATATACAGACTCAGAAGAACTATCTGCCAATCACAATATAATGATGATTGATATTGAGGTGGAAGTTACAGAAGGGTTTCCGATGCCAGAAGATGCTAATAATAAGATAACTTCTATTGCTGTTTATGATTCTAATAGTGATAAATATTACGCATTTGTATTGGATGAGAAAGCGAAGCTAACATTACAATCAAAGGATAATGTTGTTATAGAGAGTTTTGATACAGAGTTCTCATTACTCCAAAGATTTTTAGTAAAGTATTTAGAATTTAAACCAACTATTATTACAGGTTGGAATATAGATACATTTGATATGCCATATCTATATAATAGAATTTGTAAAGTGGCAGGTAAGAATGTCGGTGATATGCTTTCACCCATTCAGATAGTTCAATGGAATAAACATCGTAAAAGGTATTTATTTGCTGGTGTTAGTTGTTTAGACTATTTGGGTCTTTATAAGTTATTTACATATACTCAACTTTCTTCATATAGATTAGATGCTGTAGCAGAACATGAGTTGAGTGAGAATAAGATAGAGTATACTGGAACACTTAATGACTTATATGAAAATGATATCAATAAGTATGTAGAGTATAATATCCATGATGTTAGGTTAGTAAAGAAGATGCACGATAAATTAGATTTCATTGATATGGCTAGGGGTGTCTGTCATGTAGGTCATGTTCCGTATGAGGATGTATATTTTTCGTCTCGATACTTAGAAGGTGCTATATTAGTCTATCTGAAAAATTTGGGAGTGGTTGCTCCTAATAAACCATCGAAGCCGAATATGAGTAGTGGAGATAAGTTTGCTGGAGCTTATGTTCAATCACCACAAAGAGGTAAACACGATTGGGTATTCGATTTGGATATTACTTCTATGTATCCATCTGTTATTATGAGTCTTAATATATCACCCGAAACAAAAATTGGAAAACTTTCAGGTTGGGATGCTGAGGAGTTCTTGAAGGGCACGCCAAAAACTTATACCCTCGAGTCCAATGAAAAAGAGATGGGGAAGCTTACGGAAACAGAACTGAAGGATTTCTTTGATAAGAACGAGGTTTCAGTATCTTCCAATGGTGTCTTATATCGTAGCGATAAACAGGGCTTAATTCCAGCCCTACTGGCAAAGTGGTTCGATACTCGTGTTGAGTATAGAAAGTTGATGAAGAAGTTTGGTGATGCTGGAGATAATGAAAAATACACATACTTTAAAAGTCGTCAGTTGATTCAGAAGGTGGTTCTAAACTCATTATATGGTGTATTAGGTTTGCCAGTATTTAGGTTCTATGACTTAGATAACGCTGAGGCTACTACACTTACAGGTCAAGAGTTGATTAAATTTACAAAGAAGATTGGCAATCATTTCTATAATAAAGAGTTGGGAAATGATAAGGATTATTGTATTTATATCGATACAGATTCAGTTTTCTACTCAGCGCTTCCATTGGTTAAGAAGAGATTTCCTACTATGGACTTCGATAGTGAGACTATGATGAGTAAGAGGATATTGGATGTAGCTGATGAGATGCAGGTATTTCTAAATAAGTCTTATGATTACTTTGCTAAGAATTTTTTGAACTTAGACAAGCATAGGTTTGAGATAAAACAGGAGTTGATTGCTAAGTCAGGTTTGTTCATTGTGAAGAAACGATATGGTATGAAAATCATTAACGACAATGGAGTTAAGGTAAATAAGTTGCATGTGAAGGGCTTGGATTTAGTCCGTAGTAATTTTCCAAAGGCTATGGGAAAACTATTGAAAGATGTATTAGAAGATATTTTAGCTACTGTTCCAAAGGATAAGATAGATGAGAGGATAATCAATTTTAAAGAGTCTATGAAATTGGTTGATTTTGATAAGATAGCAATGCCAACAGGTGTGAAGAATTTGAAGAAATACAGCGCTGGTAAGAATGGTAATTTTACTCAGTTTGCTAAGGGAGCTCCAGCGCATGTTAAGGCTGCTATAACCTATAATAATTTACTAGACCACTTTGGTGTCGGTGGTAAGTATGAGAAGATTGGTAATTCGGAAAAGATTAGATGGGTGTATCTTAAACAGAATGAGCTTGGATTGGAGTCGTGTGGGTATAAGGGATATGAAGATCCACCACAAATAATTGATTTTGTTAAACGAAATATTAACTATAAGAAGATGTATGCTCAGATGCTTGAGAAAAAGATTATGATGTTTTATGACACATTGAAGTGGGATGAGCCAGTAAATAAAAAGACATCCATTGAAAGATTTTTTTGATTTTGATAAACTTGGTAGATATATATGTATATACCGATTAATTAATAAGGAGTGATAAATGAATAAACATTCGTTAAACCGTTTCATCGACAAATACTATCTTGGAGGAAATTGTTCTTCCGTTGTAATAAAAAGCGATGGTGATAATCTCACTACTCGATTCATTACAGGTGATAAGAATTTGCTTGGTGAACTAACAATGTCAGATTGGAAATTTGATAAAGCTGAGCTTGGTGTTTATAACACAGAGCAGTTGATAAAACTACTTTCAGTTATGTCAGACAATATTTCAATGAATTTGACAAAAGCTGGTGATAAGGTAGTTTCTCTGAAGATATCAGATAGTACTTCAGATGTAAACTATATGTTATCAGATCTGTCTGTTATCAGCTCACCACCAAACCTAAAATCTATACCTGACTTTGAAGTTAAGATAAAGGTAGACAAATCTTTTATGAGTAAGTTTGTCGCTGGTAAAGGTGCTTTGGCTGATACAGATAACTTTACAGTATTGACAAATAATGATGGTGTAAAGGTTGTAATTGGTTATGCTGAGATTAACACTAATCGTGTTACTCTTCCTGTTGAAACAGAATCTTATGATGTAATAGATAATGTTTCTTTCAATGCTAATCTATTCAGAGATGTATTAGTGGCAAATAAAGAATGTGAAAGTGCTACATTAGAAGTGAGTTCACAAGGTCTTGCTCGTATCAATTTTAAGATTGATGAGTACGATGCCACATATTATCTAGTTGCTGAACAAGATGTGTAAATGGAGACTTATGTAGATACTTCGAGGGTATCTATAAGGCCGATTTACAAACCATTGGCTAGAGATATAATCGAAAAGAATCACTATAGTGGTAGGTTGTCCTCTTGTAGATATCCGTTAGGAATTTTCTATCAGACGGACAACCAACACCAGTTTTTTGATGAGGCTGAAGAGAAGCTGATTGGAGTTGCTTGTTATGGATTTCCAGTTGGTAGAAGAGTTATCGGTTCTATCTTTAAGGAAGAGATATTAGAAAATAAGAACATTTTGGAATTGACGAGACTATTTATACACGATGGTTATGGTAAAAATATTGAGTCGCATGTAATTTCAGCCACATTCAAATGGATGAAAGAAAATGCTCCAAATATAAAGGTTTTAATATCATACGCAGATCCAGAACAAAGTCATGATGGTGCTATCTATCAAGCTACTAATTGGATATACCAAGGTTGTGGTGATTTTCAGTTAGCACCTACATACTCTTTGAGAGTCAATGAAGATGATGATTGGATGCACAGTAGAAGTGTGTATTCCAAATATGGTTCAGCTGCTCCTAAGAATTTAATAAAGGCTATAGGTAGAGACTTTTGGTTGAAGAAAGAAGCTACCAAACATAGATACATTTATTTCTTAGGCACTAAGGCTGAGAATAGGAAATTTCGTAAAGTGATGAAACATCCAGAAATGAAGTATCCGAAGAATTATGTACAAGAAGTTGAAATTACAAAAATAAAGGTAGAAAACAATAAATGGGAAAATTAGAACACACACTTTGGGTTGAAAAGTATCGGCCTGATTTACTTGAAACTTACATAGGTAATGAACATCTAAAGAGTAAGATAAAATTATATTTAGAGAGTGGAGATTTACCACATCTTCTTTTGTACGGAAGGGCTGGTACAGGTAAAACTACACTGGCAAAATTGTTGGTTAATAATATAGAATGTGACCAATTATACATTAACGCTTCAGATGAGAATAGTGTAGATACAGTCCGTAACAAGGTTCGTAATTTTGCTTCCACCATTGGATTCAAAGATATGAAGGTTATCATATTGGATGAGTGTGATTACATCACGCCTAACGCACAAGCCGCTTTGCGTAACCTTATGGAGACTTTCTCTAAACACACTAGATTTATATTGACTTGTAACTATGTAGAACGGATTATCGATCCGATACAAAGTCGCTGTCAACCATTTCAGATAGTTCCACCATCAAGAAAAGAAGTTGCTGTTCATCTAAACAATATACTGAAAGAAGAGAATGTTACTTTTGAAATGGATGATGTTGCTACATTAGTTAATGGTGGCTATCCTGATATTCGTAGAGTTATAAACTTTGCTCAAAGGCAAGTGGTTGATGGTACGCTGTCAATAGACCAAGATAATTTGGTTGCTGTAGATTTGAATGTGAATGTATTCTCATCACAGATTGTAAATGTTTTAAAGACACAAAGTAAAAAAGATGCTTTCGTTACTATAAGAAAGATGTTGGCTGATAATCAGATATCAGACTTCGCTGATCTGTTTCGTCTACTTTATGATGAGGTAGATGATTATGGTACAGGGCATATCGCAGAATGTATTTTAACTGTAGCTAAGTATCAGTTGTCAGATGCTCAGGTAGTTGATAAAGAGATAAATGCTATGGCTATGTTAATTGAATTATTAGGAGTAATAAAATGAATATGAAAGCACAAAAATCATTACCACAACAACAATCTCAGGTACAGGTTGATTTGAATGAAGCTGAAACTATGAAGTGTGATGAGTGTGGCAACGCGGTTTTCATTCCAGCATTTTTCTTAAAGAGACTTTCGCCGATTGTATCACCTACCGGTCAAGAAGCACTTATACCGATTCAGGTATATAGTTGTGGGAATTGTGGTAAAGTACCAGATAAGTTAAATCAGGAAGCTAATGGCGACAGTTAAAAAGAAGAGTCTATTTGACCACATAAAACAAATCACAGATGTTCAGAGTCCTAATTATTGGGATGACATCTCTGATGATGATAAAAAGTCGTGGTCTAACTATATGGTTAATAGATTTCTATCTATGAAAATGGATTGGGTTGAGCTTGTTAATGAGGTTCAGAGATATCCATTACAACCAAAAGACTTATACAAAGTTTATACAGACATTTTACCAAAGAAAAAACAATGGTTAAAATATGTCAAAGGAGATAAGAAAATGAAATATCCAAAATGGGTTTATGAAATTGTGGCTAAACACTTAGAGGTTAGTCTTAGAGAAGCATCCCAAGCGGTTGAAACATATGAGATGTCACATGGTGGTCAAGCTGAGTTAATTGATATACTTGTTAAGTATGGTAAAACAGAGGATGAGTGTCGTAAGATTGGATTATGAGTGTTACCGACTTCACAGTTGAGTACATAAATCGAAAAGCGCTTGTTAGCTTTATAGAGAAAAATCACTATTCACATAATGTAAATGGGATTCAATCATATCACCACTTCGGCTTATACACAGAGGGTAACTTTGGATTACCTAAAATGATTGGTGCTATGATGTATGCTATGCCATCAATGCCACATACAGCAGCTAAGTACAATCCTATTAATCCCACTAGGTGTATGGAGCTGAGAAGGTTATGTTGTATTGATGATACACCCAAAAATACAGAGAGTTATTTTATAGGTAAAACTTTGAGATGGCTAAAACAGAATACAGATATAGAGGTTATAGTTTCTTTTGCTGACCAACATTATGGTCATGCTGGTACGATTTATAAAGCTAGTAACTTTGATTATTTAGGTGAAACTGCAGCTGGTCAGGTATTAATGGTAGATGGTAGAGAGATGCACAGCCGTTCTTTAAACCAAAAAAATCGACCTTATGGTAGAGAGTTAAAACGGAGATATGATGAAGGTGATCCAAATATATTTTTTAAGAAGAGAAAACCAAAACATATTTATACATACTATCTAAATAAAAAAATTAAAAGACAAATAAAAAATGATATCGCTAGAAATGGTTAATACACAATCAGCTGCAAACTTAGTAAAGAAGATTATTAATAACCATCATTCTTATGTTCCCAGTCATAAATCTGTCGGAAGAAGAATTGATTGGTTAGTATACCATTCTGATTATACTAATATATTGGGTGTTGAAAAGCCTATTGGTATGATTGGAATTGGTTCTTCTGTTTATCCTTGTCCTAAAGATATATTAAATCATTTAGGTAAAAAGGCAGATGAATATAAAGAACCAGCATATTTTAATACTATAGCGAATAACTGGAGATTCTGCATGACAAAATCAATAAAAAATGCAGGAACACAGATATTGAAACAGGTTAGAAAACAAGCACCTATAGAATGGAAGAAAAAGTATGGAGATGATTTAAAATGGTTGATTACCTTTGTAGCTGGTGGCAACAATGGTGCTGTATACAAAGCAGACAATTGGAAGCAGATTGGTGAAACAGCTGGATTAGCAAAAGAAAGAAAATCATTTTCAGTAAAGTGGAGTAGTGCTGAATATTTGAAAGAAACTTTTTTACCACCGACTGGTGAAAATAAGAAAATAATTTTTATAAAAAGACTTGACTAATATACTAAAAAATGTGTATATTTGCATGTAAATTGGAGGAGATTAATGAGTGATACAATAAAAGAATCTAAAACAAAAAAGAAGTATACAAATCAGTATGGGAATAAAAAAAGTACTGATATTGTAACAATGATGGAACAAGAGTGGCCGCAGATGACTGCTGAATTTCGTAGGTTACAAAGAGAACAATATGAGTTGTTCCTACATAAACAACACGACTATGGTCCAGGTAATATTTCAGTTGGAACACAATTACAGACGCCAGAAGAAATACAATTATCACTTACAGGTTTGTGGTTTAGGATGAATGATAAGATTCAGAGATTAAAGAATCTATTGATGAGTGGTAGAGATAATGCAGTGCAAGACGAACCATTGGAAGATGCTTTTCTTGATGTATCTAATTATGGTATTATGGCTACAATTGTAAAGAATGGTAAGTGGGGTAAATGAAGAAAATAAGTTATAGTCAATACTCATTGTGGAAACAATGTCCTTACCAATGGAAGATACAATATGTGGATGGTATAAGAGAGTATACGGACAGCATCCACACAATGTTTGGTACTTCGATGCACGAGGTCATTCAAACCTTTCTTACAGTAATGTATAATGATACTGCTAAACTAGCAGAACAATTGCCATTAGAGGATATGTTGCGAACTAGGATGAAGCGTAACTTTGAAGAGATTGTTAAGGCTAATGGTGGTGAGATGTTTTGTAGTGAGAAAGATATGGTTGAGTTTTATACTCATGGTGTACAGATACTAGACTTTATAAAAAAGAAAAGAGCTCAGTATTTTAGTAAGAAAGGTTATGAGTTGATTGGCATTGAAGTTCCATTGAACTATGATTTACCGAACAATCTAAAATTTGTTGGGTATATAGACATAGTAATTAAAGATACAGTTAGAGATGTGATTAAGATATACGATATAAAGACATCTACTATGGGTTGGAATAAATGGGTGAAGGCTGACAGTAATAAAACAGATCAGTTGTTACTTTATAAACAATTTTATGCTAAACAATTTAATCATCCTATCGATAAGATAGAGGTTGAGTATTTTATTGTTAAAAGAAAATTGTATGAGAAGGTAGATTTCCCACAGAAGAGAGTTCAAAAGTTTGTTCCCGCAAATGGCAAGCCGAGTATGAATAAGATGATTGCTAGATTCAAAGAGTTTTTAGATGCCACATATGATGATGAAGGTAATATTAAAGAAGTTGAATATGAAAAGTGTGTTGGCAAGTGTAAAGCTTACAACAAATGCAAAGACCTATAATACTTATTATTATAGTATAGGAGTGAAGTGATGAAAGTAAATCTGAGAATGAATTTATCTCATTTTTTAAATGAGCCATATGAAGAAGAGATTATAAATAAGCTCGGTATCATACATAAAGATTCTATAAAATATTACTTGACATTGTGGTATGAAGATGGTAAATTAAAACCAGCTGAATTAAAAAGCTTTATAAAAAAGTATGAATCCAAATTGTATTTTAAGACTAATATAGTAGTTGGTTGTGAATTGTCCACTAATGATTTTATATGGTTCGATATAATTGATAAAAATAATGCTCATAAGACTAATAGACATAGGTTTCAGTATATTTATAATAAGAAAGAAGATATACTAAATGGTTTAGATGAGTATCACAAATGCGCTAAATTCTGTACATCAGAAAAACCACCTAAAAGGCAAAAGAGGAACGACTATGAAAGTAGCAATAATAGGAAGTCGTAAATACGAAAATAAGAGAAGGGTACAAGAGTTCATCTACAAGCTCAAAGAGAAATGGGGTGATGAATTAGAAATAGTAAGTGGTGGTCAAAAAGATGGCGCTGATGGATATGCTAAAAAGTATGCTTTGGAATTTGATTTAAAATATTCAGAATTTCCACCTGCTCATTATCAGTATAACCAACATTGTGTGTTGGAAAGTTATAAGTATGGTAAACCTTATGCTGTCTGGCATTACCATAGTAGAAATAAAGATCTGATTGAATATTCAGATGTAGTTGTAGCATTCATACCAAAGGGAATCACATCTAAGGGAACAAACTCAGCTTTAAACGAAGCTGTAAAAAATGAAAAAAAATATGTAATAATAAATTAGTTTTATATATTTATATATGTATATACGGAGAATAATGTTATGTTAAAACTAACATCCGTGAAGTTATTAGACAATCTATACAAAAAATTCAAAATAAGCAATTTAGATGATAACTTTACACTACAAAAATTAGTAAATCGCTCTATGGATTTATATGTGCATGATAAGAGCTTTAGAAATACTATTAACGAATGGAAAAATCTTAAACCAAGTGGGAGTGCATTATGAATAAATGGTTAAAAGCGGAACTTGATTATTGGAAATCAGAACGTTCCCAAGCGTTAGCTACTTTAGAGTTATATTTCAATGATTCAGTTGGTATTGGAGACCATTCCGATCTTAGCGCTGAAATTCATAAATGGACATCTAAATTATCAGAGGCTGTGGAAAATTTGGATAATTTAAGAGCATATTTTGGTGAAGATGGAAAAACAAAAAATGTCAAATCATTACTTAAAGATTAGAGGTTTATATGGATAAAAAGAAGATTCTATTGCTGTCAGACGATTTAAGAATGTCATCTGGTGTTGGTACAATGTCCAGAGAGATAGTTATGGGTACTTTAAAACAATTTCAATGGGTTCAAGTAGGGGGTGCTATAAAACATCCCGATGCAGGTAAATTCATTGATATGAACGATTCAGTTCGTAAAGAAACTGGTATAGAAGATGCATATCTAAAAATAGTTCCTGTTAGTGGTTATGGAACTCCCGAATTAGTAAGGCACTTAATAGCAACGGAAAAGCCGGATGCTATATTACATTACACAGATCCAAGGTTTTGGGAATGGTTATATCAAATGGAGCATGAGATAAGAATGGATATTCCAATATTCTATTACAACATTTGGGATGACTTACCTTATCCAATGTGGAATGAGCCTTTCTATGAAAGTTGTGATTTGATAATGAACATATCTAAACAAACAGTTAACATAGTTGATAATGTCAGGCAGAATGTACCTACGAATGAGTGGAACAATACTTATATACCACATGGAATTAATGAGAAAAACTATTATCCTATTGATGAGTTAAATATTAAAGAATGGGGTGATTTATTAAGCTTTAAACGAAATGTGGTTGATGGTAGAGAATATGACTTTGTAGTATTTTGGAACAATAGAAACATTCGTAGGAAACTTCCTGGTGATGTTATAATGGCATATAAAACATTTTGTGATATGTTACCAAAAGATAAGGCTAAAAAGTGTGCTCTGATAATGCACACCCAGCCCAAAGATCCCAATGGAACTAATTTGCCAGAGGTAGTTAAGAATGTGTGTCCTGATTATGATGTTATATTTTCACATAAGAAATTAACTGATAAGCAGTTATCTTATTTGTATAATATGGCTGATGTTACAATCAATATGGCTTCTAATGAGGGTTTTGGTTTGGGTACTTGTGAATCCTTAATGTGTGGAACACCAATTTCAGTAAATGTTACTGGTGGACTGCAAGACCAATGTGGTTTTAAGTATAAAGATAAATTTCTTACTGCTAAGGATTATAGTTGGGTACATTCATTACATGATGAAAAGAAATGGAAAGATAATTCTGATTTAACTTGGGGCGAGTGGGCTAAACCAGTTTGGCCTTCAAACCGAAGTTTACAGGGTTCAATTCCAACACCATATATTTTTGATGACAGACCTCGATTTGAGGATTTTGCTGATGCTCTTAAAGAGTGGTATGATATGGGACCAGAGAAACGGAAGGAATGTGGTCTGAAAGGTCATGAATTTGTTATGAGTGACGATGCTCAAATGTCAGCAAAAGCTATGTGTCAGAACTTTGCAGATCATATGAATACTACTTTTGAAAAATGGACACCACGTAAACGATTCACAATTTTTAATGCTTAGGAGATAGAATGAGACCATTAGTATTAGTTACAGGGCCTCCAGCAACCAGAAGTGGTTATGGTGCTCACACAAGAGATTTGATTCACGCATTGATTGGTATGGATAGATTTGATATTCATATAAATTCTCTGAGATGGGGGAATACGCCAATGAACGCTCTTAATGAACAAGATCCCAAAGACAAGTTGATTATTGACAGGCTGTTGACAGATAATAGTTTACCAAGACAACCAGACATTCACTTTCAAGTAAGTGTACCAAATGAATTTACTCCAGTTGGTAAATATAATATTGGCGTAACTGCTGGTATGGAAAATACAGCTCCAAAGGCTGAGTGGATTGAAGGTTTGAATAGAATGGATATGAATATTGCTGTATCTAATTTTGTTAAAAACACATTCAATTCTGTTATCTATGATAAGATGAATAATGAAAAACAAAAAATTGGTGAATTAAAGATGACTAAGCCAATGGAAGTTTTGTTTGAGGGCGCTGATTTAAATATCTATAAAAAGACTAAAGAGTTTTCCAAAGAATTGGTTGATGAAATGGAGAAGATTCCAGAGAAATTCTTATTCCTCTATACAGGTCATTGGTTACAAGGTAATCTAGGTCAGGATAGAAAAGATACTGGTATGTTAGTTAAGGTATTTTGTGAAACATTTAAGAATAAGAAAAATCCACCAGCATTATTATTGAAAACAAGTGGTGCTACATTTTCTGTTATAGATAGGATTACGATGTTGGAAAAAATCGAAGATGTAAAAAAATCGGTAAAGGGTAAATTGCCTAATATCTATTTGTTGCATGGAGATCTTCATGATGATGAGGTGAATGAACTTTATAATCATCCAAAGGTGAAAGCTCATATAACATTCACACACGGTGAGGGATTTGGCAGACCATTACTTGAAGCTTCTCTTTCAGAGAAACCAGTTATGGCTCCAAATTGGAGTGGTCAGCAGGATTTTCTTAATAGTAATAATGCTATTCTTTTGCCAGGAACTTTAATTGATGTTCATGAGTCAGCTGTTCCAAAAGAAATGTTACAACCAGGTGCTCAATGGTTTGCTGTAAATTATCAGTATGCTGGTCAAATGATGTTTAAGGTTTTCAAAGAATACAAAAAATATACTTTACCAGCCAAAAGACTAGCAATATCTAATAGGTCTAACTTTTCATTAGAAGGCATGAATAAGAAATTTGAAGAAATACTAGATCAATATCTTCCACAATTTGAAGAGATTCCACAAGCGGTGAATCTGAAACTTCCAAAGCTTAAAAAGGTGGGGAATGAAACAACTAAAGATACACCAAAGATGAATTTGCCACAACTAAAAAAGGTTAATCATGGAACAGAAAACTAATTGTCCTTTATGTAAGGATTTACATAATAACTGCTTTGTAGAACAAACTTTGGTTGAAGAGAAGCCGTTTGAATCGTATATGTGTTTTGGTTGTGGTATGACTACCAATTCATATATGGCTATGGATAGTGAACACTTGGAAAAGGCTACTGAAAATAATACCCAACTTATGAATGATTTAAAGATAGTAGATGAAGAAAGGGGGCTCGTCTGGTTTCCGTCAGTAGTTAATATGGGTGCCCGAGGTATTATTTATCCAGACGGTGAAGTTACTGATTGGAGTTGGAACTATGCTAAAGTAGTAGATGTACCTGAGGAAGAACGAGATCAATATGATGGTCATGATAAAAGATTGGATATAGAAAATCCTGAAGTATTTGGTCAGTTTGAATTTATGGATGCTTGTAAAGCTATGGGAATTATGCTGGAAAATTCAGGTGATAAGGTTCAACTTTAATGGGTAAGTTAACTTATAGTTGGGGTAAAGCTAAACGAGGAGATATCATCTCATTCAGATATCCGAACAAGGAAGGTCGTATTTTAAGAAGGACTATATTAGTATTAGAACCGAAATTAATGAATGAAGCGAAGAATCCATCAAGTAAGTTTTTGATGCATGGGATACAATTAGAGGTTTCTAATCAAGCTATAAATGCGCCGAATGTGATGCAGAATATATTGGAGTCTGCTGGTTATGTTGAGGTGGTTGATGAAGCTAAACAAGTGTATAGGGTAGAGATAGAAGGAAATACCCAAAAGGTTTATACATCATTGAAGTCGTTAATTAAAAAACATGGAATCTACAGAACTTATAATTATGATAAGGCTAGAAAGAGTCAGGTATTTTTGGAAGATTTAAGATTACCACCAGCTTATGTAAAGGAACTTCTCGGTGAAAATTAGTTATGGTATCACAGTATATAATGAGGTTGATGAGTTAAATAGGTTATTAGAAGTACTTGTTCACAAAACAGATGCTGAAGATGAGATAGTAATTTGTGTTGATGGCGAGGATGATGGTGTAAGGTTTGTATTAGATAGTTGGACACAACAATATGGTCATACAAAAACCATAAAGGTATATCAGAGGAGTCTTAATAAAAACTTTGCTGCTCAAAAGAATTCAATCATAGAAAACTCTGTAGGTGATTATGTATTTCATATAGATGCTGATGAGTATCCAAATGTGGCATTACTTCAACAGTTAAAACAAATATTAGAAATAAATGATGTAGACTTGGTGTGGATTCCGCGAGTCAATACAATTGATGGTATGAAAGATGAACATATTAATAGATGGGGTTGGAGAGTTACAGAAAAGGGTTGGGTAAACTATCCAGACTATCAGGCGCGAGTGTTTCGGCGTTGTAGTGAAATTCGTTGGGAAAGACCACTTCATGAGGTAATAAGGGGCTATAAAACTTATTCGCATTTGCCACCACATGAGGAGTTGAGCTTGTATCATCCGAAAACAATAGAAAGGCAAGAAGAACAGAATATGTTTTACAATAAAAATTTTAGTAGAGAGATGAATGTCAGGAGGGGTGTATGATTTTTTGGAGAATTGTAGATAATAAAGTTTATCCAGTCGAGGAAACGAATACTCTTGGATTTGAAAAATCGGATGGTTTAGCTATACCAGATGAGTCTTTGGATAGAAAAGAGTTTATGGTTATGAGAACTGCTCATGGAATCGGAGATTGGGGAATCATATCAGCGATGCCGCGTTTACTTAAAGAGAAATATCCTGATTGTAAAGTCTATGTTCCGTCAATTGCTTTATTGGAAAAGTTGTTTAGTCAGTATGCTGGTAATTGGAATGCTTGGAGTAATCCATTTACTAATGTAGAGAATGTATTTAAACATAATCCTTATGTTGATGATTTTGTAGATGAGTATGATGGTGAAATATTTCACGATCACTATAGAGTCTATGATAAAGATAGTACAGACATTCCATTGGTTGAACAGATGTTGAAGTTCTGGCAATTTAAAGAAAGTGAATATGAGGATTCTCAGCCAGAGCTATATTGGTCTGATGAAGAAATAGAATTGGGTGATGCTATCATAAAAGAGTATATCGGCGATAATGATTTTGGCTGTCTATTGATATCAGATAGATACGATTACACTATGGATAAGATAATATGTGATGTTATCGATCCAACATTAAAACATTTTTATTGGACTGAGAGACCAATTGAACAAACTGAATTTGATTTTATAGACAGAGCATTAGATATGAGAAATATGCCAGTACGAATTCAGTTGTATATTAAATCCAGAGCTAGATATAATGTAGGCAATCAATGTGGAACTTCTCAATTGGTAACTAGATATTCAGAAGTTTATAGTGTGCAGAGACAATTTCCAATAGCTCATAATTTTGTTCGTGGTGAGAATCTTTTAGATGATGAGTATAAAAGAATTCATTTATCAGCTCCTGATAAGTTTGAGTCTAAGACTACTACCTCATTAAAGTTTAAAGGTGATTTGATAGATTTTTTAGGGGATGATTTTAAAGATAAGAATGTAATTGAGATAGGATGTTCTTTAGGATACACAACTCACGTATTAAGTGGGTACTTCAATAAGGTAACAGCTGTAGATTATGATCCAGCTAGGATTCAAGCAGCAAGGGAGTTCAATAGTAGTAAAACAAATATAGATTACATTGTTAAAGACGTGTATGGTGCACCATGGGATTTTGATAAAGATCACCAAGTTGTTTTTATTGATTGTGTGCATGAATATGATTTTGTAAAAAGAGATATTATAAATGCTATAAATTATTTTAATAAACCATTATTGTTTTTTGATGACTATGGGTTGTTTCCAAATACAGTAATGAAATGTATAGACGAATTAGTGCACGGTGGAGCATTAAAGGTTATTAAGAAAATAGGGCATAAGAAAAATGTTGTCTTTGAGAAAACGGCACATAAAATATTGAAAGATTATGAGGGAATAATATGTCAAGTAATGTAGTATATACTTCTATATTCGGTGGCTACGATGAAGTTCAGAAACAAAATTTACCAGATGGCTGGGATTGGAAATGTTTTAGTGAAGATAATAGCTTATCATTATACGAAGATAATAATAGAAACGCTAAGAGATTTAAAGTTCTACCACACAGACACTTACAGGATTATGAGTATAGCATTTTTATAGATGGTAATATGACTGTTAGGGGTAACTTGGATGAATTGATTGAGAAATATCTAAGTGATGCTAATGTTGCTTTTTTTAGTCATGGGAACAATCATCTGGATGCTAGAAATTCTGCGTATGATGAAGCTCAGACCATATTTGATTTGGGTGAGAAAAATATGAAGGTAAGTCCAGAGAGGGGTATTTTAAATTATAAAGACAATCCCTATGTTATTCAAAAACAAATGGAACGATATAGGATCTTAAGGTATCCAGCAAACAATGGTTTAATAACAGGTATGGTAATTTTGAGAAGGCACAATGAGGATGATTGTATAAGGACAATGGAAGATTGGTGGACAGAAATAAAGTATAATAGTAAGAGAGACCAATTGAGTTTTAATTACTGTGCTTGGAAGAATGATTTGAAGTTTAATTATATGGATGGTGACTCTAGAGATAACGAATATTTTTACAGAGATACAAATCCACATATAGGCAAAAAATGAAGAATGTAGTTTTCATTCCAAATATAGATTTAGGTAATGGTAGAAGTGATTCTTATTCTTATTCTGTCAAGAGTTGGAAAAGGTGGTGTGATAAGAATAATTGTGAGTTATTGATATGGGAAGATTTATTGTACCCTGTGGAGTATATGAAAATCACTTGGCAAAGGTACTATCTTTTTGATATATTAGAGGCTAATGGTATTCAATATGATCAAGTTCTTATGGTTGATGCTGATACGATTGTTCATCCAGATTGTCCAAACTTCTTTGAAGAGACCGAAGCTCAATATTGTGGAGTAAGAGTTGATGGTTGTTATGAATGGGTGTTAAGAAGTATTAGAGGATTTGGTGATAAATTATTTGATGGTATGAGAATACATCCTTGGAATTATATCAATGGGGGATTTCAGATTGTTAACTATAATCATAAAGATTTTTTTAATACTATGAAGTCGTATTATAATGAAAATAGTGAAAAGATTACTAAGACTATTGATGAACTAAAATGTGGTACTGATCAAACTATAGTAAATTATATGTTACATAAAGAAGAAGTAGATGTTAAGTATTTACCAAGCTGCTATAACTTACAAGATTTATTTAGAAAGAATTTGTTGGTGGTTCATGGTCAAGAGTGGTGGACTGATGAGTTACATTATTTGGATGCTGGTTGGATTTATCATTTTAATTCAATACCACAAAATCCAATGGGTAGAGATGCTAATTATTGGATAGAAAGAACTTATGAGGAACTATTTTGAGAATGGTCGTGGGATTTACAAGTGGTTATTTTGACATCGTGCATCCAGGTCATGTTATGATGTTAGAGGAATGCAAACAGTATTGTGAACACTTAATAGTTGGTGTCAATGAATATAAAACTAAAGTTAGTCAACCAGATGGTAGAGCTAAAAATGAACCTATATGGTCTCCTGATGAAAGGTTATTTATGGTGAAGTCAAATAAATATGTAGATGACGCATTTCTATATGATGGTGAACCAGCACTATATAAATACCTATCTGAAAATGTAGATATGATAGATGTTCGTATATTAGGTGCAGACCATAAAGGAAAACCATTCACAGGAGATGATTTGCCAATCGATATAATATTCAATAGTAGAGATCATGATTATAGTACTACTAATACCATAGCTAAAATTGTTAAGGAGAGAGGTTAATGAATGTAGAGTTCATATTTTCAGAATTTGGTTCAAGGTCTACTGCTAATCAGCCAGATAGTTTTACTGATGAACACAGACTAGACCCAACATATTCTTCTGTAAAGAAATTCTTTCCAGAAGCTAAGTTAACATTGTATACTGATATTAAAGAGTTAGGTAAGAATTATCCTGATGTTGAAGTGAGGTTAGTTGATATAGACGAAAGTCCTTTTACAAAGTCTAATCATAGATGGGGCTGGCATTGTTGTGATTATTACGAAGCTAAAGGTTTATTGGAGTCAACTGCTGATGTTGCTATATCGGTTGATTCAGACCTTATGTTTGTTTCACCAGATGTTAGAACCATTTTACCAATAACAAAAAGGTTTGGTGTTTGTGTTCCAACCAATGAAAGACAGATGGTAAAGGTTGATGGTATACACACAAGAGGAAACGATGGTGATTATCATTTGGATGAAGATGAAAGTAGGGGTAATTTATTAACCTATGATTTATGGTGGTGTAGTTTTGATGTGAGTGATAATAGAGGTAGAGCTTGGTTGAGTGAGTTCTGTAGATTGATGGAGACTAATCCAAAAAGAGCACCATTACAGATGAGTAGGGCTAGTTGGAATACTGGTATACATCCTTATTCAATGCCACAACAATGGGGAGTTGGAAGTGGTTATATAGGATGTGGTAATGAAATTATACTACACGTAGGACATACAAATGTTCAGGATCATTATTTAGAAGAGAGGATATAGTGGCTACACTTAAAGAATTAACAATTAAATATGATGTAGATGCTCTTGAATTAGGGTATACTCAACACTACGTTGATGTATTAGAAAATAATACCACACCTGAATATAATCCAAAAGACGACTTTAAAAAAGTATTAGAGATAGGTGTAGAAACAGGAAGATCTCATAGGTTATGGTTAGAATATTTTCCTAATGCCAAAGTGTATGGTTATGATATATTTAAATATGGCGTTGAGGAATTCAATAGATTACAAGAGGGTAATCCTTATTTAGATAGGTCTATTATGTTTGAAGGAGACCAATATTTAAATATGGCGTTGAGGAATTCAATAGATTACAAGAGGGTAATCCTTATTTAGATAGGTCTATTATGTTTGAAGGAGACCAATCAAATGTTGATGATTTACAAAGATTTCTATCAGAACATGGTGGAGACTTTGATATGATAATTGATGATGGCGGACATACTATGGAGCAAATGCAAACTTCATTAAATTATTTGTGGAACTCTTTGAAGTCTGGTGGTCTGTATGTTATAGAAGATTTGCATAGTTGTAGTAATCAATGGCCTTGGTTATACGGATACAAAGTTATACAGGATGGAGATACCTTGACTACAGATTTATTATATAGTTTACGAAATGGTGACGATATGGTTACTGAAACAAATTACATATCAGCTGGAATGATTAGTAAAATTAGAAGTGAATTAGATTGGTGTGAAACAAAAATTGGGGTAGATAAATATACTAGTCCAAAAGGACAAACATATCAATGGCCAACTATGTTATGTTTTATGAGGAAGAAATGAAAAAAGTAGCAGTAATAGTAGAGACTAGAAAACATAAAGCTCTTCACTTTGTGTTATGTAATGTTATGTCTATTTTGCCAGATGAGTGGGAGTTACAAATATTTCATGGGTCTGATAACTACGGCTATATTAAAGACATTATGTTTGATGATGATTTTTTGAGTGATGTTAAAAAGAAAACTACATTTACTAATCTCAACATAGAGTCTATTAGTGCTGATGATTCAAGTACAGAAATTATGTTAACTGAAGATTTTTGGAATCAAGTAGTTGGTGAAACTGTATTATACTTTGAATGTGATTCGATGCTATGTCCTAATTCAGAATATAAGGTTGAAGATTTTGAACATTTTGATTATATAGGTGGATGGTGGGGTAAGAAGTTTAATCCGCAATCTGTTAATGAATCATATGATAGAGTTATGAATGGTGGTGTATCTATTAGAAAGAAAAGTTTTATGTTGGATATTATAAAGAATGAGTTAGAACCATACTTACAAGAAGGTGGCAATCCTTGTGAAGATTATTTCGTAACAGATAGAATAAGAACCAAACCAACTGTGAGAGAGGTTTTGAATTTCTCTATAGATAATGGTTATATATATCCTTTGGATGATAAAGCTCCATTTGGATTACATAAACCTTGGGGAGTAGATGCGAGTAAAGGTCATGGTAGATATTATAAAGATATAAAACGAGTATGTGAAGGGGTAGAAATATTGGAGTATTTAAATGGCATATCGAAATGGTGAAATGATGAGATTATATGAAGCTAGAGATTTGGGTGTTAATCCCTCATCTATACTTGATATAGGCGCACATTCAGGTCAGTTTTATAGTTGGGCTAAAGCAGTTTGGTATAATTCTTTTATTTTTATGATTGAGGCAAATCCACTACATGAAAATGCTTTGATAAATATTACAAACAACAATAGAGATGAATACCTTATAGCAGCTTTGGGTGATGAAGAAAGAGAGGTTACTTTTTATACTCGAAGTGATAAACCACACACAGAAGGTAATTCATATTATAAAGAAAAAAACTACTGGGATATTCCACAACTTGTACAAGAGAATATTGTTAGGTTACAGAGATTAGATGATTTGTTTGAAGCTGAAACTACATTTCAATTAATTAAGATAGATACCCAAGGTTCTGAATTGGATATTCTTAGAGGTGGTGAAAATTTAGTTAGTAAAGCATCCGCTATCACATTAGAAGTCGCTTATACTGAATATAATGTTGGAGCACCAACGAGTTATGAAGTTGTAGACTATATGGATAGTATAGGATTTGAAGAAAAAATGAGTATAGGTGAACACTACGATGGTGATGAGGTAGTTCAAAAAGACTTACTATTTTTAAACAAGGAGTTATTATGAAAAGAGAGTTTTTAGATTTAGGCAAACAGCCTATTGCAAATAATTTTGTAAAAGAAGATGAGTATCATTCTGAATTCTTTTATGATTTGAAAGTTGTGTTTGATGAAGAAACTAAATTGGTTTCTATGAAAGACTTTGTAAAGCCGGAGATGATGTTCAACGAAGATTACAAATACAATACTTCAATGTCAACACCAATGGTTAACCACTTTAAATCGGTAGCTGAGATGTTAACAGAAGAATTTAGGCCAGTAAATGTAATGGAGATTGGTTCAAATGACGGACCATTTATAAGACACTTTGATCCCACAACTGCAGTTTGTGTTGAGCCTTGTGGTAATTTTGCTGATATAACTGATGATATGGGATATGAAACATATGCGGAATTTTGGAATAAGGAACTGTCTCAAAAAATAAAATCAGAGCATGGAAATATGGATTTGATTTATTCTGCTAATTGTATTTGCCACATACAGGACTTAGATGACTGCTTTAGTTCAGTCGCTAACTTACTTAGTGACGATGGTGTCTTTGTATTTGAGGATCCTTCTCTACTTAGAATGTTAGAGAGAGGTTCATACGACCAAATATACGATGAACATGCGCATGTATTCTCAGTCACAGCTTTGGATAATATATTAAAGAAGAACGGTTTAACTCTTTTTGATATAGATAATCTATCAGTTCACGGTGGTTCTAACAGAATATATGCTACTAAAGATAATTCGGTTGATGTTAAACATACTGTTTTGGATAACCTAATGAGAGAAAAAGAGTTTGGAGTTGATAATTTCCAAACCTATCAGATATTTGCTGAGAGGATTGAGAAGTCTAAAAAAGACTTAGTAGATTTATTAAACAAATTAAAGAATGAAGGTAAGAAAGTAATCAGTATTGGCGCCACATCAAAGTCTACAACTGTATTTAATTATTGTGGAATTGATTCAGATTTAATTGACTGTATAACAGATACGACACCTGATAAGCAAGGAACTTTAGCGCCTGGTTCTTTAATACCAGTAGTAGATAGAAATCATGTTAGGTTAAAAGAATATGATTACGCTTTCTTGGGTGCTTGGAACTTTAAGGATTTGATTGCTAATAAGGAAAGTGAGTTTGTAGAGAGCGGTGGTCAGTTTATTACGCATGTGCCAGAAATAATGGTATTTTCATAAGGAGATTGATATGTATTATAATGAGGATGATAGAGCTCAAAGGTTATTAGATGTTTTTGAAGTTATAGATGGACAAATAAATGTTTCATATGTTAATAGTACAGAACACATTGTCGCTTGGCATAAACACGATATACAATCAGACTATTGGACTTGTATTAAAGGTTCTTTCAAAGTAGGTATGGCTACAGAAGAAGATGGTTGTGAATTCGTTTATTTATCAGATAAAAATCCACAGGTGATTGAGATGAAGCCAGGTGTATATCATGGTTATAAAGCTTTAGAGCCAGGTTCTATACTACTCTATTATCTAACGGAGAAATATAATCCAGATGATGAGTTTAGAGTTCCAGTAGGACATTTTGGTGAAGAGTGGGCAGCGGAGAATAAATGACAACTCTTAAAGATGTAAAAGAATTTAATTTAAAATCATTTATTGAGCCAGATGGTAAGTTGACTCCAATTGAATTAGATAGAGATATACCATTTGATGTGAAAAGAATGTTTTATGTGTATGATGTTCACGATCAAAATGATAGAGGAAAGCACAGTCACCATAAAACTAAACAGATTTTAATTGCTGTAAGTGGTAGAGTAACTGTTGCTTGTGATGATGGTAAAACAAAAAGGAATTATGTTTTAGATGAACCAAGCAGAGCCTTATACATTCCAGAGATGATATGGGATGAACAAATATATCACAGCGAAGATTCAGTTTTATTGGTTTTAGCAAATACCAACTACGATTTTTCTGATTA